ATGCCAGCCGCCACCAACACCACCTGGATGACATGTGGCGATCCCTGTGATTCCGCACTGCGTATCTGGGGCGACACCGTTGTCGAGTGTGTGCTTAACAAACTCTGCCCGTCGCATACCTACGTAATTTTTAAATATCCGGAGTAATTCATGCATCGTATAGACACGAAAACCGCGCAGAAGGATAAGTTCGGCGCGGGTAAGAACGGTTTTACCCGTGGTAACCCCCAGACCGGCACACCTGCCACCGATCTGGATGATGACTACTTTGACATGTTGCAGGAAGAACTCTGCAGCGTGGTGGAGGCATCCGGTGCCAGCCTGGAGAAGGGGCGGCATGACCAGCTGCTTACCGCGCTTCGTGCGCTGCTGTTAAGCCGCAAGAATCCGTTTGGCGATATCAAATCGGATGGCACGGTGAAAACGGCTCTCGAAAACCTTGGTTTGGGAGAAGCGGCAAAACGGGATGTGGGGACAGGGGAAAATCAGATACCGGACATGGCCTCTTTTGCCAGTGGTGATGGATGGATGAAATTACCCAACGGGAAAATCCTGCAATATGGTCGTGGTGCGGTTACACCGACATTATCGACGCAAACAATGAGAATTACATTCAGCATCCCTTTCCCCAAAAAAGCGGACTGCGCCATGCTTACTCATTCTGGTGATGGCGGTGCGCCTTTAGGCGCTGGGCGAGGGTTCGTGATGACTGCAGAAGGCCCAACGTTAACCGGCTTTAATTCTGCTTACAGAACGTCATCAACCAGCGACACGGTATCGATGAATTACAGTTGGTGGGCTGTTGGTGAGTAATTTTATTCAGGGTGATTTATATGAACGAATATGTTTATAGCGCAAGGCATAATGCTTTTTTCCCTGTGGATATGATTGATAAATATAAATCAGAGGGATGGGATTTATCAGACGCTAAGGAAGTAAATAAAAATATTATCAGTGAGTTTATGGCTGAACCGCCACAAGGAAAAATCCGTATTGCCGGAGATGATGGGCTGCCTGCGTGGGCAGATATTCCTCCACCCACGCATGAAGAGCTTATTGAAATTACTGAATCAGAAAGACAGCTACTAATTAACCAGGCCAACGAATACATGAACAGTAAGCAATGGCCCGGTAAAGCCGCTATTGGTCGTCTGAAAGGTGAGGAACTGGCGCAATATAATTTGTGGCTGGATTATCTGGATGCACTGGAGCTGGTTGATACCTCCAGTGCGCCAGATATTGAATGGCCTACGCCTCCGGCAGTTCAGGCCAGATGACATCCGGCGCGGTGCTGGTATCTGTTGCCGTCACCGCGTCAATGTAATCCAGCACAGCGTTAAGTCTGGTTGTTTCTGCCTGCGTCAGTTTACGTCCGGCCTGCAATTTCAGTTGAATCAGACTGATGGAAGCCATTGCTGCATCAATCAGTGACTGGCGCTGTGCTTCTGCCGCTTCTACTGCGGCACCGTGTTGTGCCTCAGTATCTGTCACCCATTTTTCACCATCCCATTTATCGTATGGCGTTAACGGGGCGATAGTGGTTGTATTTTCGGGATAGTCGCCTAGTGCTGTGATTTCTTTGGCATCTCCCGTTTCGGTGTTATAGACGATTTCACCGCGATGGTCTGACACATATTCCCATGATTTTAAATCCACAGAACGGCAAATTGTATAACCAGCCTTAGATGTACCAGGAGCGTCTAAACAGGAATATGCTGGAATACCGACACCCACTGCAAGATATTCAGTTGATGCAGAAATATATTCCCGCGTCTCACCATCATAGTTATAGACGGTAATATTCCCCGCCTTCGTGGTAATAAGCTCGCTATTTAATACGGCGTTATCCATTATGCAGCCCTCACGATATAGTTAAATGCAATATTTCGTGGACG